GCATTGAATGATGAATATCACTATAGATACGGCAAACTACATAAGTCCGTAGAGCAAGTAGTAAACAAATTACCCGAAACAAAAAATTTACCGAAGGTAGGTTTCACAACATTTGGACTAGCAATGCCTGATGAGCTGAAAGACTATGATAATCCTATACAAAGTTATAGAGATTACTATCATCTTGATAAAGCAACATTCGCTAGCTGGTCACACAGAGATAAACCCGATTGGTGGAATGAAGATTACGCCGATTATGAGAAAAGGATAACAGCAAAATGATAGATTGGAACAAACTAGTAGTATGGACATTCTTTATTTTTGTTGCTTTTTTGTTGGGATATGCTTTTGTTTCCTTTTTTGGAGACAAATTTCTAGTATTGCTAATAGTTACTTTAGCGGGCATATTTGCATGGGAATCAGCCATGGCAGTAGGAGATAAGAAAAAGAAATGATTATAATTTATGGAAAAGAACAATGCCCATATTGTGATATGGCAAAAGATCTAGTAAAAAGAAAAGAACTAGAGTACGAATACAAACAGTTAGGAAAAGACTTTGCATTTAAAGACTTAGTGGAACGTTTCCCTACAGCAAGAACTTTTCCTCAGATAATTGTAGATGGAGTTAGCATAGGCGGATATACAGAATTGGAGAAGTTAATTGGCTAAGTATAAATTTAATGAAGATGAAGTACTATTGTTATTGAAAAATCACATACTATCAACGTATGGACAACATTATAGTATGAATAAAATTCAATCTACAGAATTTATATTTGACGCTGGACATGGCGAAGGGTTTTGTATAGGAAATATAATAAAATATGCACAAAGGTATGGTAAGAAAGAAGGAAGAAATAAAGAAGATCTATTAAAGATTTTACACTATGCCATTATCTTGCTAGGAAGTGAAGTGCCATCCAAAAATTACGGAGAGACACATGGCAATAAAAACTAAAAAGCACGAAAACTTAACAGAAACAAACATACAACATGTATACGAACTACTAAATCAAGATAATCCTATAACCAAAAAGGAAGCGTGTAGCATATTGAACATAGCTTACAACACGACTAGATTAAATAAAATAATACAGGATCATCTTGAGACAGTAGAGTATAGAGAGCGTAGAAAAGCTCAAAACAAAGGCAAAGGCGCAACAGAAGCAGAGATTAAAGAAGTAGTAAATCTATATTTAGATGGTCTCAATGTTTCAGATATAGCAAAATCGTTATATAGATCGCCTGCGTTTATAAAAGGAATAGTCGAGAGGTTAGGTATTCCTCAGAAACTACCTCAAACAGACTATGATGGCAGACGAAACGCCATGCTACCCGAACAGTGTGTAGCAGAAGAATTCGAAATAGGAGAAAGAATTTGGGCAGTTCGACAGAACTATCCCGCTGTAGTTAGTAAAGCATATACAGACAGAGAAGATGGAGTTAATTATTATCTAGTAGATACGATTGGGTGTACTCAAGACGATCTTAAAGATACTTATTTTCCTCATCTATCTTTTGCAGGAAAGCAATATGTACTAGCAAGCTGGGAGATGGGAAGCCTAAGACATTTACAAAAATATTTGTAATCACAAAGGGAAAACAACATGGAATATTTTTTAGCATTTTATATTGCGGGCATAGTTTTGGCTATGCTTAAGCTATATATGCCTTGCTATAAATTAATTAAAAAGATAGATCCTAATAATCCAATAGTTATACATAAATATATAGCTTTTGTAGTAATGATATTAGGGTTTGCAATAATTTTAATTCCTGTTACCCCTGCATTGTTATCAGATAAATTAACACAAGCATTTTGCGTCAGTTTTGTAGACGCAGTAATAGGACAATAATGGCATACAGTAAGAAAGTAATAGATAGATTTGAAGGAGTACTAAACTCACCTAAACAGTTTAGTGTAGGTAGATTTGATCCTAATGATCCTAATGTTGCTACAGGTATGACAGGTGCGCCAGCTTGTGGTGATGTAATGAAACTACAGTTAAAATTAGATGAGGAAGAAAGAATAATAGATGTTAAATTTAAAACTTATGGTTGTGGTAGCGCTATCGCTAGCAGCAGTATGTTTGTGGATTTGTTACTTGGAAGAACTATAAAAGAAGCCAAGGAAATAAAAGACAAAGAGATTGCCGAAGCATTAGATCTACCTCCTATAAAAATTCACTGTTCAGTTTTAGCTGAACAAAGTATATGCAACGCACTAGAAGATTGGGAGACAAAGAAATGTATGAAGAATTAGTAACACATTTAAAAGGACAAATAGCATATCACAGAGCTAACTGCAGAGTTTATATGAGAAATCCAGTAGGTATTGGGGAACACCCTGATGTAATGGAGTCTATAAAGTCAGAACTAGCAAAACTCGCAGAAGCAGAAGATATGTTAAAAGCCTTAGAGAAACATTTAAAATAATAGCATTCTCTATAGATAACAAAAAATAGTTCTTGACAATTGGTTATAATTTTATTATAATATTATTATAAACAAAAAACAGCAAATATGAGTGACAGATTTTACCAACAGATGCGAGACGCCACAGGGTGGGCTCCAGGTATGCCTGAATTCATGCGCAATAACAAAAGGAGAAAAAGAATGGCTTGGACAGACGAAGCTAAAGAACAAGCAATCGAGATGTATCAGGATGCAGAACCTACACCTGAGACTTCAATGGAGATTGTAAAAGATATCGCTGAGGAACTTGGCGAATCGCCAAATGGCGTAAGAATGATACTAACAAAAGCAGGAGTATATGTAAGAAAAACTCCAGCTGCTAAATCTTCTGGTGGAAGCACTGGTGGAGGCAGAGTTAGTGTTGCAGATGCACAAGAAAAACTAACTAGTGCACTTTCTGACGCTGGCATAGAAGTTGACAGTGCTATTATCGGTAAATTAACTGGTAAAGCTGCAGTTTACTTCACTACAGTAATAGATTCTTTAAATAAGTAATGTAATTTAAAGTTACTGAGGCAGTCGCTGATTGCCTCGGTTTTTTGTATTCTAAATAAGTAACCATCCACTTTAACAATTCAAAAGAGTTTTTGTTAGATTAAATTGGAGGAACAATGAAGAAAGCAGACTTTGAGAAAAAACTTGATGATGCAGGAGATGCAGTAATCACATATAGAAGTCAAAACTCTCGTAAACTAAAGTACAACGTATGTACGAGAGATTTTAGTACAAAATATATTAAAGGAAAGAAAAATAGAGCAAAAGAAGGACAGCATACTTCTTTATTATTTTGTTGGGACACGGACTCTTATAGAATCCTTGTGCCTGAAAATGTAACGAGTATTATACCTTTGAACCGAGTCATTCGCAATGATTGATTTAGATACTCCTCCTATTTATGAAAAAAGCATACAAGAATCTAGTACAGAACAGGTAAGGCTTGTTATTAGTCATTTTAGAGGAGTTGAGTATATTTCATTAAGGAAGTACTATTTAGACTTTGATGAAGAATGGAAGCCTTCTAATCAAGGCATAACAATGCCAATCGATTTTGAAAACACTAGAAACCTGTTTGAAGGTTTAGTAGAAATTCTTTCGTTAGCAGAATCTAAAGCAATTTTAGAAGAAAATTTCAAAGATTTACTAGATCAAATCTACCTCTAGCAAAAATAGTTCTTGACAAATCCTTAAAAATTTAGTATAATATATTCATGATTATAAAAGGACACATGACATATGACCAATATGGTCGCAAACGTAAGAGCAAATACACCAAAGCTGTCAAGAGTAAAAGACAGGAGTGGAAAACATTTGCTCCAGAACCTTCATTCCGTAGAACTACGGAACAATACCCTTCGGCTCCACTGAGCCAATACATAACCCCACAGGATAACTCTTATAAACAAAAAGAGAGTGAGAACTATACTGTGTCTATTGCGTATAACAAAGGGGCTTATCAAGTAATACCAAAAGAAGAAGTAAAACACATAGGAAAATAATGAAAGAACTAACAGATCTCTTATACAAAGCAAAAGAAGCCTACTACAAAGGTAATCCAATCATGGCGGATGAAGTCTATGATAGATTAGAAGAACAATTAGAAGTAGATAATCTAGCGGTTGGTACAATGGACGGAGATTCAGGTTTTAGATATCCTCATATGTACCCAATGTATTCTCTACAAAAAATTTATGAAGGCGACAAAGATCCAAGTAAAGTTTATAGTGAGAAAATAACAGTAACACCTAAGTTAGATGGTGCTGCTGTCAGTCTTCAATATATAGATGGAGTACTAACTAGAGCATTGACTAGAGGAGACGGAAAAGAAGGTTTGGATATTACAGAAAAAGTTAAACATTTAGTACCAACTAAAATATGGAGTACTAGACCCAAGCAGATAACAGGAGAAATAGTAGCTCCTAAAACTATACCCAATGCAAGAAACTATGCAGCGGGTGCGCTCAATCTGAAAGATATTGAAGAAGTTAAGAGAAGAAAGCTCACATTTGTAGCCTATGGTATACAACCTGAGATCTGCCCAAGTTGGGAGGAAGACATGGAAATGTTAGAAGGCATGCGATTTAAGCCTGCTACTTCTAATTATTTAGATGACTTTCCGCAGGACGGTGAAGTGTGGAGAGTAGATTCTAATTTATCGTTTGATAAAATGGGATATACTTCCCACCACCCGCGTGGCGCATTTGCTCTCAAAGAAAGACAAGAGGGTATAGTAACAAAACTACTTGATGTGACATGGCAAGTAGGAAAATCAGGTGCAGTTTCTCCAGTAGCAATACTAGAACCCTGTATAATAGGAGAAGCAACAGTTTCAAGAGCAACCTTACATAATATGGCTATTATAGAAGCCTTAGATTTAGAGATCGGATGTATGGTTGAAGTAATTAGAGCAGGGGAGATAATTCCTCAAATAGTAGCAAGAGTAGATTAATGGGCAAGATTCGACAATGGATTTCACGTGCTTTCGAGCGTTGGATGGAACGTTCAATGCAGAGACATGCGAATAAATTGTTTGATAAGTCACAAATCGAATATAGAGATGGAGACAATACATGAATGAATTTACAATAGTTTCAGAGTATTCAGAGAGTAATAGGTATGCCCAAGTAGTTCAACATAATGAACACAAACACTGGGGAGTATATTTATTAGACAAATCTACTGAAAGTAATGGGTTTCTTATGTGGCATCCTACAAAGAGTGAGTATTGGTGTGAAGACATTGCAGAAAACTTTTGTCAAGGAATGTTAAAGGAAAATGGCGAAACAAATTAAATTAAGAAGAGCAAAAAAACTTCCAGATAATCCTTGTGGAGAATGTAAGTTTTATGAAGCAGTACACGAGATCACCCCGAAACTTAGTGAAGGCTGGTGTAGAGTAACCATGCCCGCAGCAATGGTACTATCAGAGGAGACATGTAAAAAATGGAGCCCAAAGACTTAAAAGAAAGAATACAGTATAGATTAGATCAGATAGAGATGCTGATGTACGAAGACTATCATCTAAAAAATCCAGATGAAGTATATAATCAGACGCTTCAAGTGTCTAAGTTTTGGTCTATACTTTCAGAAGAAGATAGAGATTTTATACAAGGAGTGCAGTCTTCAATCGAAGAAGGTTGGAGTTGGAAAGATGATAAAAGTAATTAATTTTTATGGAGGGCCAGGAAGTGGTAAAAGTACACAAGCGGCAGGTCTTTTTTATAAAATGAAAGCACATGGATATAATGTAGAACTCACAGATGAGTTTGCAAAAGAATGTGTGTGGGAAGATAATGTACCAATGCTAAGAGATCAGCTATGGGTACTAGCACATCAACACAGAAAGATTTTAAGACTCGTAGATAAAGTAGACTATGTAATTACAGATAGTCCAGTACTACTGAGTCCTATTTATCGTGAAAAATATGGTGAAGCACTATATTCGGAGATAATAGATAAAATGGCACTAGAGTGTTATAATTTATATGATAATATAAATTTTTTACTAAAGAGGCCAACAGAATATAACCAAGCAGGTAGATCTCAGAATCTAAGTGCAAGTATTGAAATAGATGAAGATATCATTGAACAGTTTAAAAAGTTTAATATTTCATATACTTTACTAGGAGAGATAGACCAACATACAGTAGATAAAGCATTTGATTACATAAGAGGATGAGCGGAGTATATAACCAAACATATTTTAACAATCGACCTCTTGAAAAAGAAAGAGAGGGTGTATTGTATGGAGTTATTTTAGTAAACCAAAAAACATTTGAACGTGAATGTATAAAAGTTGGAATTGCTAGTGGAAAAGATTGGAGGCATGTTATAAAGAGAAGC